TGATAACTTTGCAGGCATGAAAGTAATGACTGCTACAACTCTTGGTAATTACTCTACAGGCGTTGGTGCTGACCGTGCCGGTACTGTTGTCGGTACTCCTGTTGCCACTTATGTCGCGGCTAAAGATACTATGACTCAGGTTGTAGGTGTTACAGCGTTCCAAGCTAACTTGGTTGTTGCTGCCGGTGAAACTGTAACTATTACAGGTCGTAACCGTCTTAACTTATCAACTCGTAAGCCTATGATTGACGAAACAGGCTCGCAAGTTGTATGGACTGCCACAGTGACAGAAAGTGTTACTCTTGACGGCTCCGGTGCTGGTAACTTAACGTTAACTGGTCCAGCTATCAATGAGGCTAACGGTCAATACAATACTGTTGACTCAGCTATTGCGGCAAGTGATGTTATTACCCTTGGCGGCGCAGCGTCTACAATCATTCAGCCTAACTTATTCTGGCACAAGCAAGCGTTCACTGTTGCTTCCGTTCCAATTAAGAAGCTCCACTCAACTGATACTGTCGCAACCACAGAAGATGGCTTGCAATTACGTGTTAGTAAAGGCGTTGGATTCTTAGAGAATGAGCAAAAGGTTCGTATTGATTTCCGTCCAGCTTACGGTGTAATGAATCCGTTCTTCGCTGGTCAAGGTTTCGGCAACCCTTAGTAAGTAGCCTTATCGTAGCGCTTCACTGAGGCGCTATCATCAAGGTTATTAACGAGGTCCCACATGAATAAACTATACAAGCCTAACGGCAAAGAAGTAGAAGTAAACGACAATTCACTTGAGTATGCTTTATCTCTAGGCTGGACTAAAACAAAACCAGTTAAGAAAGCGGCAAAGAAAGCTAAAAAGGCTGAGTAATGGAAACCGCCCAAAGTGTAATTAATGATGCCTTACAAGAAATACTTGTCCAAGCATCAGAACAGCCCGTTCAAGCTGTAGACTTTCAAACAGCAAGACGCTATCTAAATAGAATGATGGCTATTACGCCTTTCTCTGGTTTAGGTTATACAGTTGTAACCAATCCTAGTGATATTGTGACGGTTCCTGATGCGGCTATTGAAGGTATTATTTTTAACTTAGCTAAACGCTTATTGCCTACTTATGATATGCCGTTAACTGCTGAATTAGCTTTAAACGCTAAGAATGGCTTACAGGAAATTAGACGTATCACAGTAACAGTTCAACCAACTACTATGCCTTGTACATTGCCTATCGGTAGTGGTAACGAGCAAGAGAACACATTTAACAACCAACACTTTTATCCTTGCCCTGATGACGAGTTATTAACAGAGCGAGATGACGCAATTCTATTGGAGAGTAATACTAACAATGGCTAGTCAAAAAATAAGCTCGTTTACAGCTCAATCATTATTAGATAACTCTGATTTGTTTACCTTTGTGCGCAGTGGTACAAACTACAACGTGCCTTTTTCAAGCTTAAAGGCTGATTTAGGTGTTACTGGCTCGATAAAGCAAACGGGTGATCCATTAAGTGCTCCGGTTTTAAACTCTCCTAGTGCCGGTGAATACGAAATACGCAACTTAGAATCATCTAAAGGCATTATTGCTAGTGTATCAGCTCAAAACGGTATTAATTTATCGTGTAGCTTCACACAGCCTGTCGCTGGTGGTGCTGTTAACTTAATTGAAGATTTAAACGCGCCTATCTATAACTTTAGAGGGATAAAAACCGAGGAACCAATAAGTGCAGAGGTTGACGAAAACGGATTTATTGTTATATCGCAATCAACATCTCCTTTAGCGCAAACAAATACGGTTGTCGTTTCTGATATTACAGATTTCCCAGCGCCAGTTGGCGGTGTTATCACGCTAGAAGATGACACTAACTATATCTTGGTTCAGCCTATAACAACATCTAACAGGTTTGTTTGTGGTGCAAATGGCACAATAACAGCGAACAATCCTTTTTCACCGTTCTTTACTTATACGGGTAGCGATACTTTCTTTACAGGAATAGAGGTTAATTTTGCTTTTAGGCTAGTAGCGCTTAATTGCCCTAACGGAACGCTTTTTAATTTCAGTTCGCCATTGTCAGCCTCTACTTTAGGCATGGACACGGTGACAGTCATATCTTGCGATACTGTCGGCTTTATTGATGACTTAAGGTCTTTCAATGTAACTAACGTGGGTGTATTTTCAGCTAATCAAGGGCTAACAGTAACAGGTGTTACTAATTGGAGCGTGTTTAGCGCAACTAAATTAAGAATAGAATCCTCCAATGTAGCTTTTGTTGCTATTGATTTCACCACGTCACTACACCAGGCCGTTGAACTTCCAGATTTAATACTAAGAGCTCCTGTTGGTGCTGTTGGTGTATCAGGCTTAACGAACAGCGGCAATATAGTTACTGGCGATATAGCCACGGTTAATAATGGTGAGTTTTCAGGCGGAATAACTCCGCTATCAGGAATAACTAACTCTGATGTTAGATGGGATTTCTCCGGTAACTCTGGAATAGCTGACAGCCGAACTGACTCAATTATAGGGCTTGTTGATAACGCGCTTGCTACAAATATAATAGCATCAAGCACAGATGGAAGTAACGCTGTAAAAGTAAACGGAGTATGGACTGACGAGGGTAGCAGTAGATTTTCTGCTGACTCGACAGGACGCATAACATATATAGGCGAAAGAGGCACAGTATCCCCGCTTGATGCCACGCTAAATGTAGAAATGGACTCGGGCAGTAATGACACTATTGCCGCTTACTTAGTTGTTAACGATGTGGTAATAAGGGCATCAGAAGGCAAGGCCACGGTTAGTTCTAGTCAGCCGGGCACTATTGTATGTCAATGGCAATATACATTTTCAGAGGGTGATTACTTAGAGTTATGGCTAGAGAACCAAACAGATAGCACTGATATCGTGGCGTTATCTGGCGCGCTAAGGGTTAACTAATGCCTAAAATTCAAATACCAATCGATAGCGGTTTTTATATTAGCGACTCTTTACAGTTAGCTAATATGAAGTGTACGAATTGGTTCCCGAATAAACCACAGGTACAAGGCGCATTATCTACAGGTAATCTATTTGGCTCTTCTGGTATTTCTCAAATACAAACTACCGGCGAAGTTAAGCAAGTTAATAGAGGTATGCACGTTAAAGCGGGTAAACCTTACTTTCTTAACGGCACTGACTTGGTAAGAGTTGATAGAAGTGTTGACGAGTTCGGAGAGGAAACCTTTACTAATGTTGTTTTGGGCACTATCCCAGGTGATAGTCGCGTAAGCATGGCTGACAACGGCACTGAGTTAATGGTACTTGTTCCCGGTGGTAATGGTTACATTATCGATGAAACAAGCGGTACGCCATTTGTTCAAATTACAGCGCCGGGCTTTACCTCAAGCGGCGCACCTCAAATAGTTGTATTTATCGATTCTTACTTTGTTTGCTCAACTGATAGTAAGAGGTTTATCCGCTCTGATAGCAACCAAGGCACTGTATGGAATGCTTTAAACTTCTTTACGGCAGAGTCAGACCCAGACGATATAGTCGGGCTTCAAGTCTACAATAATAAGCTATTTGTTTTAGGCTCAGAGGTTACGGAAGAATTTAACAATAACGCCGGTATATTTCAAAGAACAGGATTCTTTATTGATAAAGGCTTATTCGCTCCATTCTCTACTATAGCAACTAATAATAGTTTTATGTGGATTGGTGGCGGCACAAATGAAAGCCCCGCTATATGGACGTTAAACGGCAATACTCCGGTTAAGGTCTCCACTACTGCTATTGATTCAGCTTTACAGGATTTTAGCTTAGAGCAAATACAACAAGCCTTTGCTTACTCGTATGCTCAAAACGGTCATTACTTTGTAGGCTTTTCACTGCCAACTAGAACATTTGAAATAAATACTATTACAGGTAAGTGGAACGAAAGAACAAGCCAGATCATTAACAGCAAAGGCTTGACCGAGACTATTAGATGGCGCGTTAATTCTTTAGGCACTGCTTATAACCGCGTTTTGTGTGGTGACTCTCAGGATGGACGGATTGGTTCGGTTGAGGTTGATACTTACACAGAATACGGCAGCGAAATAATTAGAGTGATGTCAACTCAGGTAAT